CTTTAAAAAGTTATTCCATTTTGCAATTAACCAAAATTTAAACTGCTCTAACTTGTCTGCTAAGTACCTTAGTCCTTTAATCATTTTATTACATTTTATTTGTTTGATAATCCACCCCATAAAAGCTATGTACTCCATTACCATCTGCTACTCCAACTGCATAGGATTTCCAACCATAAGGGTGTTCTTCTATTCCTTTCCACATAACATCTATGTGGTATTTTTCACTAAATACATTTGGTTTTATTTCATTACCCTCTGCATCTATTTCGCTTTGTTCTAAAACTATATGACCAAGTTTTACTATAGCGTGTGTATGATTTTCTTCTAAAGCATCTATTTTAGTATTTGCTTGTGCCTCATCTACAAACTCGTATTTACCTATCTTTATCATAATGTTGTTAGTGTTTCTAATTCGCTATCAGTTAAGTATGTGTCGTAGATTCTGGCATCATATACTTTACCCTCAAAGTATCTATCTGCACCAGTTTGACTTGCAAAATTAAATCTGTTAAAACCAGTAGGAACAACAACATTTGTAGTGATAGACCTTACTGCACCATTAATAAATACCTTAAATTCATTTTCTTTAAATTTTAAAGCTACTTTGTTTCTTTGGTTTATATTAAATTCTGAAGTTATAATTAAATTCAGCTGATTTGAGCCATTGTAAACTTTAACTCTTAAACTATTAAGCTCATAAGTAAACGTGATATAATTATTAGTTGTGCCATCACTTAGACTAATAATATTATAATCTAAATAAGGAGGATTAAAGCTATTTACATCAACAAAAAATGTACCCTCTGTAATATTAAATAAATTAACATCTCCAGCATCAGTACAAACATCTGCGTTTCTTGTTACAATTGAATTTGCTGGTGTTTCTATATAGCTTGATAAGGTTTTGCCTTCTTCTACTTGACAACCCCACAAATAAACAAAAGCACTTGTAGAAGTATCTGAAGCATCTATTTGACCAGTTGTAGCTCTTGGACTAAAATAACTTCCAATAGTAGCAGCAGCATCTGTATTGTAAACAACAGAAAGTCTGTACCAACCATTACCATAATTTTCTACTTTAGAACTTGTTATTGTGAAATCTGCACCAGCCACACTTGTTGTTAAAGTTGTATTGCTAAATTGAAAAATAGCATCAGCTCTATTTGGGTAAGTGCCTTGCATCCTAAAAGCAAAAAAATCGCCCTCGCCCTGTTTGACGAAAACAGAAGTACAAATGTCTAACTGTGCAGATGATGACTTAGAAGCAGCATCAGAAAGGTAATTGTTTGTACCACTTGTTGAGCCTCTTTTTATTTTATCAGCATTTAATTCCCCAGTAGGAGATATTATTTGATTTGCAGTAACAGTTAAGTCTGCTTGTTTAGTCCAAGCTGCATTGTCAAACTGCTCAGAATAAACTTGTCTGTTTGTTCTAAGTGCTTCTAATAGTAAACTCGGACAGTTGCTATTTAACCAATCAAGTCTTGGTATATCGTTTGTTGAAGCACCTATAGTTTCTATAAGCCCATCTTTATTAACTCTTGTACCAGCACCAACTCTAACAAAGTCAAAATCTCCTGTACCATCATTTGGCAATACAGAATAAACTTTATCTTCATTATATCCACTTGGTATAAGTGCTAAAATAGGGTTATTCATCTTCTTCTTTTGGTAGCGATTCGTTTAGTATTTTTACAATCTCTTGAGCTTGTGCTAATACTGCGATAGGCAATGTGTTAATAACTTGATTTACTCTTGCAATTTGTTCTTTAGTAATTTCCATAATTGTTTTTTATGTAAATATACAAATTATTCTGGTAAATCTTCGTACTCGTCTTGGTAATCACTTGCCAAATAAGATTCCATTTCAGTAATCTGTTCTGCACTTAACTCATCTTTATAAAAGTCATTTGCTAAAACCCATTTGAAATGGTCTTTAATTGCTTCTACATTTTCATCAGCACCTATTTGACTTAATTGGTCTGGTATCTGTGAAGTAATTACCTCTTTGTGGCTTTCCTCTGTATTTTCAGATGTTACTACGTTTTTATACATTATTTATGATTTTAATAATTCTACTTCTGCTTTTAATTCTTTAATTGCTTGTACTAATATCGGAACGAGTTTTCCATAACTTAATTCAAGTTTATCTGGGTTACTATCATAAACAAGCCTTAAAGTATCATTGTCTAATTCTTGTACTTCTTGTGCTATAAAACCAAAGTCTTTTTTACCTTTATTAGCTGAATAAATTTCCTCGCCGTCTTTATCTATTTCTGGTCTATTATCCCATACAAATTCTCTTGGTTGTAAAGCATCTATAAAAGCAAGTCCATAACCTAAATCTTTTATTTCTGATTTATCTCTTTCGTCAGATAATGAAGTTATAGAAGTAACTGCACAACGTAAAGTAGATATACTTGAATTACCTAAAGTTATTTCATTATTTACAGTTGCAGAACTTGGATATGAGTTAAAACCTATAATAGTATTATTATCTCCTGTAGTTAATGCACCACTATAAGCTGATGCAAATTGACCAATTATTACATTAGTTTCTCCATTTGTCAATCCATATCCAGCTTGATGACCTATTAATACATTACCATTTGCATTATTAGCAGAAAATCCAGCTTGAGTTCCAATACAAACATTTGTACTTGAGTTTGGACTTGTTGTTAATGATTTACCAGATTGAGAGCCAATTAATATATTATCATAAGCAGTTGTTATTGCTAATCCAGCTTCATAACCTAAAGTAACATTTCTAAAACCAGTAGTGATTGCAGCACCAGCAGATGCACCCATCATAACATTTTGACCACCAGAAGTAATTGCTAAACCAGCTTCTTTACCAATAGATGTATTATAAGAACCTGTGCTACTACCAGAAGCACCTTTACCAGCACCTAAACCTAAAAATGTATTTGCAGCACCTGTATTAAATTCTCCAGCTTCATACCCAATTATAGTTCTATCTGCTGATGTAGTGTTTGAATAACCAGCTTGATAGCCTACATTTGTATTACCTGTTCCAGAAGTTTGAGAGTAACCAGCTTGAGAGCCTATAGAAACATTACCAGTTGCAGTATTTGCTCTTCCAGCATCAAAACCAATCAAAACAACATTAGCAGCAGTTTGTTGATGCCCAGCTCTATAACCAACTGCAACAGAATATATACAACTACTACTAAGAGCCTTACCTAAAGCACTAACACCAACACCAGTATTATATCCACCAGTTATTTGCCCAGAATCATATCCTACAAAAACATTGTAAGAAGCCGTATTCCAAAAACCAGAACCATTACCAATATTTGTATTAAAAATTCCAGTTTGGTTTTGACTTCCAGCTTGGTAACCTAAATTAGTGTTTCCTAAACCAGTTGTAGCTTGTTTTCCAGCATTATTTCCAATACTTGTTGTTTGAGTTGCAGTTGTTAAATCTCTTGAAGCATCAATACCTAAAGAAGTATTATTTTGAGGATTACCACTTAAACTACTTGGTACTTCTCCAACATATAAAGAAGCAGTATCAACTAAACAATCTGAAAGACCATTTAAGCTTGTAGCACCACCACCTAAATTAGAGGGTGCGATTCTTACGTTATCCGTACCATTATAACCAACGACAAATTGAACATCTGCCGAGTTTGTTTTTAAGTCAAATTGACTAAATTTCTTGTTTGCCATTTTTTATTTTTTATTCTATTATTATATATTCGTTTTGTTCAGTTTGTAAATAATCTCCATTCTCAGCTAATACTTCAAAAGCTGTTGTAGGGTCAATATAATCTCTATATATTAAACCCCAGCCTATATTGTTATCTAAAGCTCCTGAACCCCACCAAGTTGTTTCGTATATTTTTCCCCAACTCATTTATTTTCTTTTTTATTGTTTTTGTTTTCTTTTAATGACTCATCTATGTACTTTTTTAACTTAATAAGATTTTTTTCTTTTACTTTATATCTCATAAAACCCATCCTTTAAAAGTTGTATCTGTATCTGGATAAATATCATCATCACTATTTGAATTATATTCTGGGAATAAATTATCATTAAAGCATAAATAATCTACTAATCTTGTTGAATAATAATTTGCATACTCTCTAGCTTTTCCTACTAAATAATCTACTTCGTTTTTATCTACATTCTGTGCAGTTTCGCTACTATGCTTGAATACACCACCATTTTTTATCTGATAAGCAGCAAATGGTATATAATTCATCTGGGCAAACCAGATTAACGTTGGTTGAACATAAGTATTAACTAATGTTAAATAATTTCCAGTTAATCCTGTACCTCCTGATGCACCTGAGGCAATATCTGAACTTATTTTATTATAAAGGTCAGTTCCTAAAAGATTTTGTATATCTATTTGTTGTGCAACTTTGATAAACTGAATAAATTTATCCGTATCAACGTTACCGTCAATAATAGAGTTTTTAACTAAATCTGTTCTACTTATAAATAATGCTGTTGCCATTTAGTTTTTAAATTTCATTTTGTTCCAATACTCTGCTGTATAACCTTTGTACTTCATGTCTTTAGGTGCTACTGGTACTTTTTGTGCATTTGCTTCTGGTTTAAAACCTCTTGACCTTGCCTCTGATGTACTTATTGATTCACCTAAACTTTTACTTCCTTCTTTACGTACATAAGTTTTTCTAAGCCATTTATGACTACATCTCGCTCCGCCTTTATATAACCATATAGAATACGTATCACTTCCACCTTTTCCAAAACCAGCATTAACTACTTTATTTTCCATAGCAACTATATCTTCTTTACGATATACCTTTTTAGCATTTACCATTTTAGAGCAAAATTGTCTTGATGTAGCTTTTGTTCTTGCTGGACTATACATGTATCTTACTAAAAACTCATTACCTTCTTCTTTAGTTTGCTTACTTGTACCATCTTGCTCACTTTCTTTATATGGTTTAGCACTGCCTGTACTTACAAACTCCCATATTTTAGCTAATGTACTTTTTTCTTTTGGCTTGTTTAAATCAGCAATAACTTCATCTAATCCATCTTCTTCTTCATAATTAACTTCTCTTTCATCAATTACTTCAAATTCTTTTAACAATTCATCTTCACTTTGACCTAAATCAATTAAAGCATCAGCAATATCACTTCCTAATTCGTCAGGTAAATCCTCACTTAAACAACACTCTTTACTTAACTTTACTCCAGTTTCTTCTTCTTTTGTTTCTTCGTCCTCTACATTTTTTAAGTCTGTAAACTCTAATGGTTGTAAGGTCTTAAAGTATAGTTTTAAGGATATATTATTATAAGCCAATATAGAATCAAATGCGTCAATTAAAAGTGTCTGAAAAGGCCTTATAACGGTATTATCCATTAATATAGATGCAGTTTTTAATTCATCTGCATTATTACCTAAACCACTATTATCTTTTATACCTAATAGCATAGGACTAACAACTCTGTGTGCTACCATTATTTTTTTACCACTTTCATCTGATAAAAATTGATATTGGTTATGTGCATCACTTAATTGTATTGGTTCTATTGTTGCAGCACTTTCAGGGTTATCGTTAAAAGCAAGAATAAACTTACCAGCATTGCTACTTCCACTAAATTTTTGATATATTCTATTTTCTAACATTTGACGTTCTTCAGCGTTTGGAGTTCCATTGTTAAAGTTAATTAACATACTTGGTGCAAGACCATTTAGTATATTATTTAAGTGATAGTTACTTATTTCTTCTTCTAATTCTGCATATTGTAATCCACCTTGATAATCAGGACTTGAGTAGTACTTATATCCTGCTCTATATGGTTTTACATAAACTATTTCAATAGATTCATTAGAATAACCAAAAGCAGGTATACGAGTGCAATCATTAGCTTTTTTTACTTTACTCCAATTATCTGAATAATAGTAAGCTTCTATTTCTCCTTTTTCATTACACTTTTCAGCTCTTAAATTTTCTACAGGTATATGTTCTACTCTTGCTATAGTTTTTCTATCTTTTGAATATATAACTTGCATTGAACATTGTCCCATGAGCTTTAAGTCATAACATAACTTACGTACACAATCTTTATGAAATAAAGACATCATTTTAGCATATGCCTCTGGTTTTTTATTACTATCTAAAGCATCTAAACCTTTACCATAAATCATTTCACTAATACCATTAATTATAGCATTGTTTGTTGGACTGCCATTATATCGGTCTATTAAGTAAGCAAAATAATTATTGTCTGTACCATAGCTAACCCAGTCTTTATTAGATTTCTCTACAATTTCTGGACTTGTATATGTACTTAAATTAACTACTCTTAAATCATTCATAATATTATGTAATCGTTATCAAAACTATTCTCTGTAGTATATTCACCGTCATTTACAGAATAGTAATCATTATTTGTTTGGTTTACAGTTTGATCTGTGCAAAATACTCTATCTTTATATATAACCGCATTACCATTTTTTATTTGAAGTGTATAAAAATCCCCTTCGGTTAATGTTCCAAATGCAGCAACAAAAGACATATAATTACCATCAGTTGAGCCTGTAGGTGTAATACTTACATTAGTTCCTGTGCTTTCACTAGTAAGATTTATAGTTATTGCACCATTAATAAATTGACGAGGTATAACCTTAAAAGTCTTATTACCATTAGTTCCTATTAACTTCATACTAATATATAAACAAAACTAATTTATTTTGTATAAAAAAAGCCCTTCAATAAAGAAAGGCTAATTTATTTATGTCGTCAACCAAAACAGACACAGGACAAATATATAAAATATTTTTTAATTATCCTAAGCTGGACTAATTGGTGTAGCAGAAGCTACATCTGGTACAGTACAGAAGAACGGAGGAAATACCTCAGTTGCTACAGCAGTTAATGTAAACCCTTGTAAATCTCCAGGAGCAGCTCCAGTTACAATTGTACCTCCAGTAATCTCAGCACCATTGTCTTTACCCATTAATAAGTACTTAGTAACTCCAGCACCATTTGGATATAACTCTATAACGTAATGAGCTCTACCTCTATTAAGAAGTTTTATCTCTTCTTGTGTTGCTACGTCTAAAACTTGAAAAGTTACATTTAAAGTACTTTCATAAAAAGTAGTACCATTCTCTCTTGATGAGTTTACTACTGTTTCTAAAGATGATTGCCCACCTTTTACTTCAAACTTAAAAAACTCAGCAGAGTTATCAGTTGGCAAGGGTATAGTTCCACTTGAATCTGACAATGCAGCTACAGTAGCACTATAATCTAAGATGTAAATATTTTTAATTCCAGCAAAGGCAGTCTTACATCCAACCCCTCTACCTTTTGTTATTGCACAAGCCATAGTTATTTTGTTTTAATAAAAAAGGGTAGGCAGTTTTTGCCCACCCTCTTTATGTTAGTTAATTTAATTTATTATGATAGGTAAACAATATCTGAACCTATTCCAGTTTGAACACCAGCAGTATATCTCATAACAACTCTTACGTTTTGAGAACCGTCAATGTCAGACATATCAATAACTTTAACTTCGTTTCTATCATTCAATAGACCAGTGCCAAAGAATAAATTAGACTTCTGAGCTAATACAGCTTTGTTATCTCCTAATCCTTGAGCTACAAAAATATTGATACCTTCAAAAGTTAATTGACCTCCGTTATACCAAGTAGTTCCTTTGTTATCAACACCATTAGCACCAATAGTAGCAACAAAACCACCAAGAGTTCTAATGTATGCTCTTGCAATATTATTAGAAACATAAAGAGTTAAATCTTCTTTTCCTAATACAGCGGCATTAGCAGCATCTACCATAGCTCCTAATTTAGCAATAACGTTAGTAGTTGTAATAGCACCTCCAGCAGCGACGTCTACAACAGTACCGTCAGCAGCTAATAAAGTTGAAAAACCGTCAAAGTTTCCTTCTCCAGCAGCTCCACTCCAAATAGAGTTTTCTGTAGCTTGAGCAACTTCTGCTGCAACTCTTGAAATTACATAATCAGAAAATAATGGAGGTAAACTGTCAAAAGCAGAGAATCCCATCTGAGCAGCTTCCCAATCAGAATGT